AGGAAGGCGGCTGTCTTACCCATACGTCTTGTTTTGCGGAATCCCAGCAGATAAATGTTTCATCATTTGACAGTTCATTGAAGCAGTTAAAATGTTTTACTTCTACGCAATACCATTCAAACTTTGCTCCCATCATCATAAAGATGCGCCGCCACTTCTTTGTCATATCCTCCATGCAAGGAAAGATTGCTTCTTCATCTATAAACTGCACTGTAAGTTGTTTCATGTCAATCTCACCTCGATTGGCCAGATTGACCATCAGCTGCGCCACGCATAAGCTGTCCTTTCCCCCACTGAAAGAAAAGAACACTGGTAGCCCGTTTCCGAACACGTTTTTTATCCGGATCTCTGCAGCTTTCACAACATCGATATTGGCTTCACAACGTTTTACAGCCATATCTTTTCACCGCAGTTCGGGCAGATAACAAACTTCCGGGTTTCTGTTATTTCCGGTTCTGTTTCAGTGGTATTCTGCCTTTCCGACGATTGGTTGTCTGAAGTGTTCGGATTTTCCGAACTGTTCTCTGAATTATTGTCAGATATTTCCGCTGCTGCCGCTTTCTGCTCCCGTTTCTCATTGGCTTCCTTTATCTTCTGGATCTCTGATTCGTCCAATGTTCCATATTCAGAGATTTTCTCAGTTACTTCGTCTGCATCCGCGACCATCTGCTGTAATATTTCTTCATCGTATCCCGGAATGTCCAGATCGCCCTGCAATTCCTCAAGAAACTCATTCAGTGTATCCAGATTATCAATTCCAAGAGCATAAGTCTTATTGTCGGCTATCATAAGCTTCTTTTTATCATTTTCAGAAAGTTCCGTTTTTACATATACGGATGCCTCCTGATAACCAAGGCTCACCATAGCCTCATATAAGCCATTCCCGATCAGAATCACATTATTTTCATCCACAACAAGGGCTCTGGTCTGTCCAAACTTCTCAAGGGAGCGTTTCAGTTCCCTGATCTGCTGTTCAGAATGAATTCTGACATTTTTCTCTGGATGTTTAAGATCATCCAGTCTCTTTTTAATAACCTTCATTTTGTCCTCCATTTCTGAAGGGCAATGGCCTCCGGCTGCAACCGGCTATTTGATAGCTTTTAAAAAATCTCTGGCTCCATCGAAATGCTGTGCCGCATTTTCAACTATGGTCTTATCAATGTCGTAAACTTCTTTCCAGCCCTGCTGTTCTGTCTCCATGTACTGTCTGGCAGGCCATGGATGTGTGCCGCATAAATATCCTTTCTCCCAGTCATATATGGGTGGGAGCTTCACATCATAATAGTGAATGTATGCAAGGATATCTTCGTGCCTCCACTCTGCAAGAGGGCTGTATCTGGTGATTCCGGCTGAATTAGTGTAGATATTATCTTTTCCAACATAATTGCCATCAGCCTTCCTGCGTCCGAGCAGGAGTATTTCCAGCTGGTGTTCTTTATAATATCTCGCCTGTCCTCTGTGCTGTACGATATGAAACCACTGTGCTGCCTTATTGCTTTTATCCGGAAACAGCATATCCGGATGCTTTTTCAGCCATTCCATATCCTGTCCGGTATTGATAATCTCAAGGTCAGAAGGTTTATTCTGCTCTATCCATGCAATAAATGCCGGATATTCCAGATTACACCTTACAAGGACGCTCTGATCAATACCGGCTTTCTCGCATATCTCTCCAAGTACCAGTGAGTCTTTTCCCGCACTCCATGCATAGGCTGCCTTTTTTCCCTTGCATTTCTCTTTGATGTCTTTCACTGTCTTTTTCACAAGGGAATCCAGTTCTTTCTTTGGCACCGTCTCTTCAATGTGATCAAGCGCACTCTTCCAGTCTTCATTATTTCGAACGGATTGTTTTCTACCGAGCATAGTGTCTCTCCTTTCTGGAAGCAGCCAAGGCGATAAGTCCGCTCAACAGGACTGTCAGCAAGCTTCCCAGTGTTTTATATGGTCCACTATTCAAAACGCTGCCGTAGGCGAATACAGGAAGCCCTACAGCCAGTGCAGCAACCACACCTGTGATAATCCCTTTTGCATTCAGTCTTACCCCTTTCAGTGTCATGACTGTTGGAAGTAATGTTGACGCCCTCAGTGTGCCATAGAACAAAAACAGATGTGTCACTGTAATTCCCGGGATATTTGCAATCAGAATGCCAGTGATCAGAAGCACTGCCATTGCAGCTCTGGTCTTCCTGATGTCTTTTCCTCCTGCAATATCTGTCGTAAGCGAAGATACTGCGCACAGGTTGCTATCCACTGTAGACAGCAAACCGGAAACAATCATGAAAAGGAACGGCAATACTGCCCAGGACGGGAAAAAGTGGCGGATCAATTCAAAATTGATGATTCCAAGGTTCTGTGCCTGATATCCTGCACCGGCTCCCATAAATCCAAGAATTCCCATTGACAGTGGAACCACCGCAAAAAGAACTGCTCCAAGAAGAAACGCTCTTCCCAGCTTCTCTTTTTTTACTGCAAACGCTCTCTGCCAGAAGCTCTGATCTCCAAACGGCCCGGATAAAAGTCCTATCGTTGTCGGAAGCCCAAAGGCTAAGAAAATCTCTACTCCTTTTCCAGAAAAGAGCATTGTACAGTCTCCTGATATACCACTCAGGCCCTGTATAATGCCCTGTGTTCCTGTATTTCTTACTCCGAATGTTACAAATAGGCTACATGCAACAAGCATGAATACCATTTGAATAGCATCTGTAAGCATAGATGCTTTAATTCCAGAGAACAGAGAATAGGAAATTGCTATACAAGCGAGCAAAATAGTCATGGTTTTGAACGAAATTCCTGTTACTGCACTAAGAATCTGGCTCCCCGCAAGAAGCTGAACTCCTGTTGACAGAACAGACAGTCCGATCAGCTGAAACAGGTAAACCCTTTTCACTCCATCGGATTGGTATTTTTCTTTCATGTAACCAGACAGTGTCATTCCCTCTGGCATTTCCTTCCGGATTTTCTTTGCAAAGGGAATGAATATCACCAGGCAAAGGGCATTCGGAACCAGAAACCAGAACAGGCCAACCCAGCCGGTAGAATATGCTTTCTCAGTTGATACAAATAATGCCGGAGCCCAGATCCATGTTGCCGCAATGCTGAGAGCCGACATCAGCCAGTTTTCAGAACGGCTTCCAACACAGAAGCGTTCCACATTTTTTTCTTTCTTTGTCAGGATCACTGTTGCCAGGATCATGATAGCTGCATATACAAATAATATTGTTACTCCATTCATGCGTAATCTCCTCTAAAATATTTTAAAGGAGCATTCCCATCTTTCTATCCTTTCCTCCCTCCCAAGATTGCATTAAAAAAGCCACTGGTTTTTTCCCAGTGGCTCATGGCTTTTGATTAAAATTTTACTCGCATATCATACACCATTTTCGTTATTAAGTCAATGTTAAGTTAACAGATTCCGTTATTCTGATTTTATTAAAAAAACTTCAGACCGTCAATTCCGAAAAACAGCGAAGATAAGCGCTCTTTCGCAATTTTGATATCTTCGTAAACAGTGACCTTGCTGACCGAAAATTTTTTTGAAATTTCTGCAATTGTCATTGGCGTCTTTGATATGTAAAGGGCTTTAATAATCTTATAGCGTCTCTTATCTTTTTCCGATAATTTGCTACAATAGATACGGTATACATCAAGCATTTTGTCAATATGCTGTACCATGATAGCGGTTCTTTTGGCCGAAGTTTTGATGCTCTCCACTATGACCTTATCATCTTTCATGGTCATGATGTCTTCCAGCACCTCTGTAACCTCCCCTTCCTTGGACTTGTAGACGGCATTTTCGTAGCTCGCCTTTAAAGTTCTGTAATTTCTAAGGAGTAAATCAGTATTATGCAAACGACGATCAATCTTCTCCTTCTCGCTTTTTCTCTGCCCTACCATCATTGCATCAGACGCAACCTGCGCTCCGGCAAGGGCAGCCTGCTGAATCATTGCATCAATTTCCTCTTTTGTCAGTGCTACGAATTGTACTTTTTTCTCTGTGTCCATGCCATACCTCACAAATATTTCTTTCCTGTTTCCGGATCCTCAAATCGAATTCTGTCGCAAAGTTTAAAATTAAATCCTTTTGCCAGACGTTTCACCATCTTTACGAACATATCTGCCTCGTTGTCTCTCCGCGTCCAGTCAGATCTGAAAACCTGTGTCTGCGGTTTTGATGCAGAACAAATCGCATCATGAGCGGTCTTATCCTTACACCCGCTGGCATTATAAAGTGTTCTGTCCATGCTGTCCCTCCCTCGACCTTTTTAAAAATCCACTTTTATATCCTTCCCATTGCTGATCGGTCATTTCCGGTCCCAACAAATCCCTCACAGTGTCAAGTGCCTGCTTTGTTCCACAGTCAGGACATATTTCTGTTTTCCTATCCTTTCTCGACACTGCTGGTCTGGCGCCGTACTGTTGCCCGCATTCAGGGCATATCTTTCTTATCGCCATTGTCCCCACCTCCCATATCCAAAAAATCCTCAATGTTCATTTGCCCAGGTACTCTGTAGTTTTCCCAGTCAACAGGGTTTCGGTAATAATGTGTAGTCAGGCTATTCCAACATTCCGGTCCATATCCCCTTTTGATGCTTTCGGGATCCGTCAGTTTCTTTCCACACTTCTGGCATTTACTGTACATATGGGCTTCCTCTCTTTACTCGTCTGTATATGTTTCATACTCTAATCGAGATATTGGAA